TTTTTTCACGAGCAGACGCAGAAATAAACTATGATTTTTTTTAGTCTATATGTTAGAGGCTCATGTCACACTCTCCGTGGTCATCGGTGTTAAGTTCACTCTATAAATCGTATCGTATCTCTATCATATCATCATCTATCTAAAAGGTCAACATCTAAAGATCGGTCACATTTGCAATCTCCATCTTTGGTTTGTTAACGCCGCAGTCATCGTCTGACTGTTTTTATATCTTAGATCAGAACCAATTTAAAGTCAACTGCTAAATTGTCCCATCTAAGTTAATTTGGAGTCCACCGTCGTTCTGCCCGACATTCGAGCGATAGGATCGTCACCCTAGGCCCAGCACTATGCTATAGTGGTTAAGCAACTATGCTACCCCTGTTTACTCTCGAGGTCAACAGGATCGCAAAGTCACAGACTTTCGGAATTACAAAGGTAAGTCGATGATAACGATTCGTTCGATACTGCCACCACTGCCCCATGTGTAAAATTTGGGATGATTGACAGCGTAGTCGATTGCATTACGCAGCGAGCCACGCACATTAGCAATTGTTGGACTCGTTCCCAAACCATCATCTTCACCCATAATTTTCCAAACACCCGTAACAGAAAGGTCTGGATAAGTTTTTTGCAGGTGCTGGCCAGACCAAGTCTTGGTCTTGGCCATTGCTTCCTCAGCAGTGTTGTTGTCAACGTTCCCCTTTATCGCATGATCAGCAATTAAAGTCAACAACAATTTAATCCGGTGTTTTCAATATGTTAGAGACTAACTTCCAAACACCAACTATAGTTACAACAATCAGAACTGTTAAAATTCCTGCTTGAAGAAATAATTCCGTCATGATAGGATCTAAAGACATGTTACTTACCCAAAATAATCTGCACTACTATAGATCTTGTTGATCTGCTGTTGTTGATACTTGTCGCATGCAGCGGCTGCACTATCAAGTGCGCGCTCTAATTGTATGCCTGCTGCGTATCCAACACAATTAGCCCGTAAATTGAAGGCGTTACAGCAGATTTCTACTACCTGCTCTGCAGAAATAGATGAATCGTCTTGATCGCTCATTGAAACTCCAGTCTTTTTTGTTTCTTATGTTCAATGTATCGTCTATATAGACCTTCTTCACGACCAAATGCTTCTATCTCATGTGGTTTATCATAATAATCCACTTCTGGATCGATAATCTCTCCTCGCCATTTCTCATAAACAAATTGTTGATTCTTATATACATCAACAAGCGTTCCAGCCATCATATCCTTAACATGTACTAGTTCGTGTGCAAGCGTTCTAATGATTTGTCGCTTACTAATAATGCCATCAATATTGAATGTAAACTTATTCTTTTCTCGACATACCATTGATCCTAATAGTACGTCTTTTTTGTTTTCATCTAATATTGGAAAGTGTTGTATATTTATTCGTAATTGCAATTTGTCATAATGTCGTGTTGGTAATAATTTTTCTGCAAACCATTTTACACAATAGCGGATTTCGCTGTTGGTAATCTTCTCTGCCGCTCTTGTTATTACAATTTTCATTATTCAATTTTTTCTGACTTCCAATCACCTGAATCAAATACAGATATTACACACTCGTCTTTAATTTGATCTTCTGTTCCAACATCATGTTTAACAGATATCACAATTTTATTGCTTGTGTCTATCCACATTGAAAACTTCAATGCGTCTGCATTGCGGCCACCACCAAGATACAACAGCAGCCCCTTTTCTTTTGCTTTTGCAAAATTTTCAGTTGGCATGCACGCAACAACAATTCCCTTAAGCGATAGATTGTGCTTGTCTAGCTCCCGGATTGTTTCAAGATCAATTATCATTGGTTTGTTGCCAATGATGTTTTCGATTGTTGCTTGTTGTGTTTCTGGCGCTGGGTCTGGTACAGGTTGTTGGGCCGCGGCCGGCATTGCAATAAGCGCAGAACAAAGTAAATTGCTGCTAGTGTTTTTTTCATTGCTTCTGTCCCATAATGGATAGCATTTGTTTGTGGTATTTATCTGTAGGAAACCTTAGCACTTTTGGCAGATCATGATCAATTGCGATCACAACAACACACTGTTCGATCTGCAGATTGTATAGATTGTTTGCCATATGCGCATATGCAGTCGCCTGCATGCAATACGACAAATAATCATCTCTAGCGCGCTTCGCTGTCTTAAAATCTATGATTGATAGCTTGGCTGCCCAATTTGCAATGCAATCAGTTGTCCCTGCTACAAGCAACTGCTCACAAAACAGTTGGTATTCAATTGCGCGGATATCATCAACATAGTGGTCTAGCAACAATCGGATTTGTTTGAATGTTGCCCGATCAAAGCTGCTGACCTTATCAATTGGCCGATTGAGCAAATGTTGTTCACACAGCTTGTGAATTGTTGTTCCGCGGATCCCTGCTTGCTTGGTGATTGCTGCAGCTTTCTTTTCTCCCTGCCGCGCTTTCCAACGATCAATATAGCCCTTGCTCAGTGGCTGCAGCTTGGTTGTAACTGAATACGCAGGTAACCCAGAAGGAAGCGTATAAAACCGCTTGCCTTCCGAGTCATAGTCCATTGGCAACACAATCTTAGGTGCTAGCCAATCATGTCTAAATGTTTTCACGCAAGCGCTGCAATCGCACCAGCATCTTCCAGCTTATAGCGAGCAGTGATATACTGCTTTACATCTGGGCCACGCACAATGTCTTCAAGTCCATACTCAATTAAATCAAACGATCCCATCTCGTTTAGGATTCGAACAAAGTCACCGAAGCCAGAGACGTCTCTTGGATTGGTTCGCAAATCGTTCTGTCGCATATCACCACAGAACATGATTTTGCAATTTTGGCCAACACGAGTCATTACGGTGTCCAACTCATGGGCTGTCATGTTTTGGCACTCATCAACAATAACGAAGCAATCATTAAAGTCTGTTCCACGTAGGTATGATGTTGATAGAAATGAAACAATATTTTTGCTTTTAAGGATGTCATAGGCATCACCTCTTCCGTAAAGTTTACTGCACGACGAATAATATGGTAGTTCGTGAACTTCGTTTTTCTCTTTTAATTTACCAGGAAGGTACCCTTGTTTTCTTGTCGCGACATCTGAGCGAACGATATAGACGTGTTTATATGTGCTGTTTGGTCCAGTTTTTGATAGTGCAAAATACAACGCCAAAAATGTCTTACCTGTTCCTGCACACCCGTATTGAAATAGATGTTTGTCTTGCGAAAAGGAACGAAATGCTCGATGTTGATTTTCTGTCAGAGGCTGTATTGATTTAAGCACCAGATTATTTTTCTGTTGTTCAGCTTGTACTCTGTCCAACTTTTTTTGCTGCTTTGCCTTTGATGCCATGATGGGTCCTTTTTTTAAAGGAGCAGTGGTTTAGTGATCCTTTATTGTGCTGCCCCTATGCTTCTTTTTAATATGCTTAACAAGATCACGAAAACTGCTATCCGCTTTGGTTACACCAATGCGAACAGAGTCAACCAGCGCTATCGGAGTACCGATAGCCTGTTCTATAATTCCCTGGTTTTGTTCGAGATAAACATCTCGCTCTGCAAATGAAAGGAACTTATCAAATTCCTTCCCAGTTGCAATCTCTCTAAATCTATATGTTGGCATCAAGAATGATCATCTCTCTCATCATCGTAATATGGGCGCTGCTCAATGTATGTATGCTTCACTGCTTGTCGAATTTTTCGAGCTTCGCGGCGATCAGTTTTCTTGCTTTTTGATGAACGATAGTCGTTGACATCGTTATCAGAGTCAAACTTGTCATACCACTTGCGGTTGCGTGACTTGCCCATTTTAGTTACCTTGTTGTTCCTTTTATGCTGCTTTGTCTGGTTTACGTGCTTCGACAGGAACTAGTCCTGGGAATGCTTCTTCGATCAGTTTACGAGTGATGTTCTTGTATAGTGTGTTGAACTTTCCTTCCTTCATTGAAACAACTAGTTTTGCATCATCCGGATGGATTGCTTCCAACAATTGAACGTACAGTAGCTCACGCTTTGCTGGTTTCAGCGAACTGTTACCACCTTGTACGAACAGATACAGGCGGCGCTGTTCTGCATAGAATACGCCTTCTGTGTCAATTGATCCTGCAGGTTTATATGGAGGTTCCCCTTCTGGTAGAAGCCACACTACTCTAGGATCTAAAGCATACGCTAAAACGTTGCGAAGAGCACCTGAATCATTCGCCCGAAGGGCCGCGACTCTTTCGTGCTTTGCTGCTGAGTTTGCTTGTGCAATTACTTGTGCAATTGAAAGTTTTTTAGCCATAATTACGTCTTCCTTAAAAATCGTTGATTGTTGCGATCAGTTCTTTGATTCGATGTTGCATCAAATAAGGTTTGATCTTTGCTCGTGGGGTCGCTGGATATGCATTGTATGCCAACCAGATTGCGTCAGCAATCTTTGTTGGGATCAAACGCATATTAATCAGCTTGTTATTGCGGTTGTAGTTTGCCTCAAATCCTTTAGGGATGATTGGTGTAATTGGACCAGACAAATGTGTCTGCAGAATTTGTTGCTTAAGCTTAGCAGTCATTTTCTTCTGGCGTGTTTTGGTTAGGAAACAATTGTCAGGTGAAAGGATGTTTGGAATCCCATCACCACGATCGCCAGACAAAATATGCTCATACAGATACAGTTCCACATCATCTGTCTTGATGAACTTGTTGCGAATTGGGTCATATTGCTTTATCAGCTTGGTGTGCAGCTGCATAAAGTCTTTGTCGCCTGACACAATGATGATTGGTTGTTCAGGTGCACGGAAGCATAGCGTGGCGATTACATCGTCCGCTTCTGCTTGATCGACATCAATGCATTTGTATGGAAAATTCTCTGCAAGCTCACTCTTGATCATATCAAGAAACTTGAAGATTGCAGTCCAGTCTAACCCGGAACTATCTCGTTGAGATTTGCGATGTGCTTTATATGGTGGGAAATATTCTTTGCGCCAATATTGACGATTGTCGAGCGCAATTACAACATCCTTGCCATACTGTCTTTTGAATTTTGACACTATGCTCATTATTTGTTTCAGAGCATTTGTTCGAACGTTGTTTTGGTCAATTAAATGGTTATTTCCAGAACCAAGTGACATTGCTAAATTGGTCAGCATTACTTGGTTAAAATCAATAATTATAATGACACTCTCCGATCACATGATTAAATTTCACTGGCCTTATCACAATCAAAAATTAACATTCCAGGTGAACCTTTTTTGGACTTAAACATCTTCTCTGCTTTCTTCTGCAGCGGATGATCCATTGATTGTGATCGGCACAACATAGACCGAATTGATTCGATTACTAAACCAAGATCCTTTAGTGGTTTGATTGTGTCAAGCTTTAGATCAAGAACAGAAGCTTTGGCTATCATCTCTGTCACTGCAGATGTGATGATTTGATCGATCACGCCCTCGATATTTGTATGATCAATTTTGATTGGTTGCTCAGCTGTTGGTTGCTCAGCTGTTGGTTCTTTGGCTTTGCTTTGATCAGTATTCCATGTCGCGACATTTAGAGATAGCTTATCAAGCTTTCCTTCTGCAACTAGTTTTTTATCAATTGCCCACTGCTCGCGTTGAAGCTTTGAAGGAAACTGATATACTATGGCCATCGGAGGTTCAACCTTTAGTTTACGATTGCTGTTATTCATCATAGTATTTATCATACTCCTATCATTGTTAGATGTTGAGATATCTTCTCACTGATTCAGATGTGTAGATAGTATAGCAGATATGTCTGCTTGTTGATCGCCATGTATTCTATACGTGAAGTTTGATGGCAGTTTAAACTTCTTTGATCGGCGAAGTATCCATTTCGCAAGATCTGTTCCGCCATTTTGATTGTGACCTATTTGATCATCAAAAGAGATCACTAGAGGCCAGCCATGCTGTTTGATTATTTTCTTTGCTTGTTCAACTGTTTTGGCAATATGAATTAAATCATTAGCAATGAAAGATTGTACGTTCGTCCCAACTGGACGAGTATCATCCACCCAAAGAAAATACATCTAGCATCAAAACTCCTATTTTTGGCTAATATTGATTAGCATACTACAGCTACAAAAAAAGACAATGAGAAAACGTTTCCCATCGTCTTATATTTAGCGGATCAGGTCGGGATCGAACCGACTTGGCTACCCAGCCTTACTGTTGGAATTGAACCAACCACCTCACCCAGAGCTTCCTGAGGAATCGAACCTCACTACATACCAACTATGCTGATCCAAATTAACGTTGCAAGTGTTTGTTGATCTGTTTGATTTGTCGGTCGCGATCTGCAACCAACGTTTCTAACGTTTCACATTGTTGATTTAAGCTCTCGATTGTCTCGATTGTTTGATACAACAAATCAGCTTGAGCACCACCATTTGGTACTTGCGCCTCAACAGCAGCCCATCGTCTTAATCGGCCGAGCAAATCATTCATTTGCACAGTTCCTTTAGCATTGCAATTATTCGCTGCATGGCATGTCCGTTCTTTTCTCATGGTTACTTAACCACACGTACGATCAGCGTCTTGTCATTCAGTCGGCCAGAAGGGGCGATCGGCTTGGTCTTGATCGTGTCAAGAGCCTTGCGCAAATCAATCTTTCCAGCAGTCTGAATCTTCTTCAATAAAGGACCAGCCTTACGTGCACGTTTGCACGTAGACAGCTTGGGATCGAACCCAACGATCGTCGTACCTTTGATCGTCAGAGTCTTACCATCAGCT